AGATGCGTTTGGGATCGATGTCATAGAGTGAGCGGATACGGTTGATCTGGTCCACCATGTCTGCAATGTCACACTCGGACTTATAGAACCCATCCACAATGAACACATTGCCATCGTCATCAGTGAATGCAAGTAGATAGCACGACGCTGATGCAATTCCATGGTCGTATGCCTCTATCCAGTTGGGATAGTAACCAGACATCTTCATCTCACGAATGTATCCACCGACCTCGTCGTGATCGATGACGTGGACCATATCATTGAACTGAGGATAGACCAGGCCGGATAGAGCACCCCACTTCCCAAACACAAACCGATCCCGCATGCTCCCAGTATAGGTAGCCAACATGGTGCGGATGTAGTCCTTGCCAACGTTCTCCTCGTTCTCATAGGTGCTACCCTCGAAGAGTTCTATGATCGGCTTCACTCTACCATCGTAGAGTATGGGTTGGCCATCGTCGTCAACTTCACACAGGAGCTTAGGGTCATAGATGTTCTTGTGGAAGTTGTGCAGTGGACGGATGAGTTCTCGGTAGACCCAGTTACGAGTAGGGTTGGATGTGATGATGAGCCAACGTGGACCAGATCGAGGCATGTTAGCATCATCACCAACGTAGCTACTATCACCACGCAGTCGGCCTAGTAGGTCCATGAAGTCTTTATGGATGAACTCTGGGTCCTCGATCTGATCTACCACGATCCAATCATAGGTAGCGGACAACAGGTTCGACTTGGCTTCCTCTGTCTCCTTGCCACGCTGTGCTACGTAACGGAAGTTGATCGTTGACCCGTTCTTCAGGACTAGTGTGTTGTCATCCTTAGTGGGCATGCGCTTGATCCACTTAGACGGACACCACTTGAGGAACTCACGACGAATGGTGTCATTGAGCTTAGGGTATGTAGATCGAGCTATGAGGCCATTGCAACCTGGATAGTCTTTACACAGTCGTAGTGCCTTGACACATGCAGCGGCTGTCTTACCGTTACCGAAGCCACCACCGATGAACTGCACCTTAGACATGGAGTGATGGAAGCGATCATGCATGCCACCCTCTACAATGGTGTATTGCTTGTTGCTCATGCTGTGATTGCCTGTAGCTCTGCATCAAGCATACCACGAGGCCAATACTCAAACTCCTGTATCCATCCATTGGTCGAGGATGGGATGTATGCCATACCGATGGATGCCCGTGTCACTGCTACTGGATAACCAGGATGTGCTGCGTTGTTGACTGCTCCACCATTGAGACACACTCTCACCAATGCGCCATCATTGCTAGATGCCAACTTGAATGGTGTGCCCAAGACGATATTGCCAGCAGCACTAGGTTGAGCAAGAGAGCCTGCACCTGCTGTGTAGACACCAGTTAGGCCAACAGCAGAGGCACTACGCAATGTGATACGGTTGTTACCGGTGCCATCATCTATAGAACTGAAGCGCATCGTGGTGCCTGCTGATCCATATGCATTGATCTGGCACTTGACCTTGACTGTCCATGGAGATAAGTGGCGATACCAACTACCAATAGGAGTCTGTAGGCATGAGTCTGCTACACGATCGACAGCAGCACCAGTTGTTGGAATGACAGAGGTTGGGAAGATACCTTGCTCTGCTTGTGGCATGCCTATACGAATGGTGGCATCTATGTATGCGGATGCTGTAGTGGCAAGACGGAATGCTGGTTGGATGTGTGTAGTGGTTGGGTCAGTCAGTGTTCTGATGTGGACCTGTCTACGTGTAGCTAGAGCACCAACAGTAGGAACGAATGCAGTAGAGTCCTGCACTGTGCCTACACCACTAGCGAACTCACGCACTTCTGTTGCAATGCTACTGATGCCAGTCATTGTTCCAGCAATCAGACTTACATAGACAGCATGTGACCACACCTGACCAGATGCAGCAGGGATGGCATTGTTAGGCTCCATGTTGAAGCGGAATGCACTACCATCAGATATACCTGACAGGTTCACATCTACATACGTGATGCCACTCTCTGTGCTCAGACCAACGATGCGTGTGGACATCCCATTGGCAGCCATAGAGTATAGCAGTGACCAGTTGGTTGGTTGTGTGCCAGCAGCAATGACAGCTACATTGTCAAAGACAGTAGCACCAGCAGCAGATCGTTGGAAGCGTATCCACGTGGTAGTGGTAGTTGCAGTGAACACGCCTCGCTTGGTTGGCCCAGGAGTGAATGATGCACTGAGAAGAGATGAACTGCCTTGGACGGTGCCAACAGTGCATGCAAGTGTGTTAGTGGCCACATCCGCAGCAACTGCATAGGTCATTCCAACTACAGTAGCGAATGACGCCTCTAGCCAAGCATTGTTGGTTCCATCAGGAGTGATGGTGACTTGGCCCGCTGCCCATGTGACTGTTGAGGTGCCTGCTGTCCGACTCCACTGCCAACCATTCTGTGGTGTGTTCTGTGCTGCATTGACTGGACTGACTGCAAAGTCACCATTGGCCACTTGTGTCTCTACAACTGCAACATCGTCAATGACCGTGGACCCAACACTGATCTTGTAGAACATGATCCATGCTTGAGTGGTAGAGGCAGTGAACGTGACTTGGTTGCCAGTCAGTGTGCTAGTGTTGGTGTTGGCTAGGTCAGATGCATTCTTGACAGTGCCAATGACTATGCCCGTGTTCGCATTGTCAGCAGAGAATGACATCATGTAGATGCGGCCAGGAACAGTGACCACACGTGTCTTGATCCTGATTGAGTTGGAGCCATCACCTGTCAACGTGACATTGGCACCACCCCATACAGCAGTTCCAGTGCCAGCGGTCCTTTCCCACTCCCATCCATTCAGTTGTGTGGACTGACTAGGACTGATTGGATCTAGGCTGAAGTAACCATTGGTGACTAGATCAGGACTACCGACAACTGCACCGACCATAGTGTTGTTACGAATGGAGTTGGTGCGGTTGTCTTCTACTAGTAGGCCACGGAGTTCATTGGCAGATGCAGGTGCATTGGATGTAGCAATGGGTGCAGTAGCAGTGCTGCCTGCTTCAAACTGCGGCATACCAATACGGAACGTGTAGTCAATGGCCGCGTCTAGGACTGGCACCCAATGAATGCTGAAGCGATAGAACACACCAAGAGCAGGAGCAGTGGTCGTGAAGGTGTAGCGTTGACCACTAAGTGGACTGTTATTAGGCGATATCGTTGGCTGTAGCTGCGTGTCGATCAACACATTGCCAGCATCATAGTAGTCATGTCGCAGTTGGAAGCCAGACAGGTTCAATCCAGCCCACGATCCACCAGTGAGCCTGAGATACACAGACGCGACGTATGATGCTCCTGGCGTGACTGGTATGCCTGCTGTGCCACTCGCACCCATCGTGATACGGCCACTGGTTGCAGAGCCATTGGTTCCAGATGCATGTATCTCTACATAGTTGATGCCACCCTCGACACTAACACCAGTGGTATCAGACGTGGTTCCAGTAGTAGTGTTGCGTGACCAGTTGTCAGGCATGGTGCCAGGACTACCCACAACAGCACCCTGCATTGTGTTGTTGGGGAGCAGGTTGGTGCGTGGAGCAGGGTTGTAGTCAAACCGTGGTGCATCAACAGCAGCAGTCTGCAATACACCACTACTGTTGAAGTATGTGCCAACAGATGCACGACTGAACACGAAGCCAGCAGGTATGGTCCCACCCATGAATGAGTGCTGGAGGGAGGATGCCAGACTACTACTACCCTTACGAGCAATCACTCCCAACTTACCAACACGACCAGGGCGGAGTCCGAACATCAGCTCATCTCCACCACATTGAGGAAACCACCGGCCGAGGATTGGATCACTGCTACCTTCTCACCTTGATCCACTGCGAAGTATTCAGGACAGTTAGCAGGGATGAGTGTTCCGGTAGCGACTGTGGCTGTGGGTGTCATGCCAAAGACTACATAGCAATCAGACGTAGCACACAGACGAACATGAGTGGTGCCTGTAGGGATGGTAGGAGGGCCAGCAGCAGACTCTGTGTAGGTCGTGTTCTGGTTCACCATGATGAATGCATTGCTAGCAACACTACCAGCACCAATGGCTAGGTTCTGCACTACAGATGATGGACGTAGTGCCATGACAATGCGGCCGTGTAGGTCAGCGTAGAGGCCACCTGATCTAGCCATTGACTTCCTCCTCCATGTCTATGTTGATAACAGGCACGGCTGTCTCGTCTTTACGAACAATGGCTATGGTCAATGCACCATCGAGTGAGTGACGGTGTTCAATGACATCTGTAGGACGGAACCCACCTCGATCCAACACATCCTTAGCTGCACTGAGCTTGTCAGACATACGACCATTCCGCATCACGTCTAGGACTGCTTCACTAGCGAGCTTGGCATTCTGCACGAACTTGGCACGGATGTCGTCACTCTCTATGCTGAGTATGTTACCAACCACAGTGGAGTGCATGGTCCTGTAGGCATCAGAGTTACGCACTTTGTCGATCTGTGATGGACTGAGCTTGGTAGCTTGCACCATGCTATCTAGGTCAAGACCGAACAGTGAGTAGGCCAGGATGACATTGACCACATTGACGATACGTGGATTGTCAGGTAGGTCCTTGAGTTGCTTGCGGTGCTCTACTTGTATGTTGTTGATCTCACGAGGAGTGGGCATGTCAATGGATCGTTCAGGTCTAGTATCAGAGCCTGGGTGGATCACTTGGCCAGTTGGTAAGACAACAGTGCCATCAGCTAACTTGAGCATCAGCGCAACCTCGGACCACGCATGCCACCTACCTTGAACTGACGTAGGATGTTAGCTGCTCGCTCTTGTGCCTGTGCAGGTGACATGCCGTTCTTGATACCGTCCTGGTATGCCTTGGTGAAGAATGAGTTCTCACTAGCAGTCATGGTCTGGTTGGGTGTCTTGGGTGTGTCGGGTG